ATCACAGGCATTACATCTGCTCTATATAAATTAGAACAGCTTCGTGGTGTTGAATATGATTGGGTAAATGGTTCTGGCTCTTCTGTGGGCGTTATTGCTCAAGAAGTACAGTATGTTTATCCGCAGCTCGTAGCTGATACCGAAAACAGGATGACCGTTAACTACAATGGTCTAGTTGGTTTATTGGTTCAAGCAGTCAATGAACTATCCGTTCTTTTGGACGAGTACAAATCAAGATAGTCAATTGACTATGATTAACTGAAGCTAGGACTAACCTCCTAGCTTTTTTATGCTATATAATAAAACTATCAACTAAATTATGGGTCCAGAATTATCTTTCTTTATCATCTTTGGTTTTTTTATGATATTACTAATCTACATTACTATATTGTCAATTTTTGGTGATTATTTTATGTAATAAATAAATTGTATATCTAATATATTATGACTTCCATAACTTCATATCGGTGGGGAGACCTTGAAAAAACTATAGTTATTGGTTTTATTGAAGGTGTTGATGCAAAATATATTATCCCAGTTGATGAGGATAATAAAGAATACAAAGCATTTGTTGCGATAGGAACGGAAACGGCAGCAGAGTATGTACCAGAAGATGATGTAATTCCTGTAGATTATGTTAGTTTTTGGGTGGGTCTTATAAGCTCTCCATATTATATGAAGGTTAGGGCTAGTGCTTCTAATAGCCTTCCAGTAAATGTAGTTGCCACTGAGTTTATTGCGTTGATTGGGGATGCTAAAAATGGACTTCGGATTCAGCCTCTCATCCAAGCAGCCTTTAATGAATTATTAGAATTAGTTCCGCCCGATTCAGAAGATCAAGTATATTTGGATAATTTGATGGATAATAGTGGACTATCATCAGTGTATACTCTGCCATTGGTTTGATGATGTGCTATTATATGGGAAGCGAAAGCAACCTATATGAACATCTTCTGCACCGAACAAGACCCCGCAGGCAGCGCACTGGTACTCCCAGATAAGCACGTTGTAAAAATGCCGCTTGAATGCTGCCAAATGGTATCCGTGATTTACTCACATTGGTACCGTGACTGTGGTCAAGTCTTCAAGGCTGATGGAACCCCATACAAGACAACGGGAGGTTTTCGTAACCACCCCTGTACTGTATGGGCTTCTTTATGTGACGAGAACCTAGCGTGGCTCATCGCACACGGTCACGCCTTGTGTGCCGAGTATACCCACCGCTACGGTAAGCATCACGCTTGTGAGCAGTCCCTGCTTGGCGCAGAAGAAGTTTTTGTAAGGACTACAGGAAAGCCAATTTCGTGCTATACTGGAGCACACGGGTTTGCCCGTGCTATGCCTGATGAGTTCAAGCTAGACCAATCAATCTCTACCTTTGAGGCATACAAGATGTATATCTCCTCAAAGCCCTGGGTCTCAGCTAACTATCTCCGCAAACCTGAACGCAAGCCCTCCTGGGTTTGATTACTTTATTATCTTTTTATTATGAGTGAGCGCACCGACTTTCTATTCACAGAAAAATATCGCCCACAGAAAATTGACGACTGTATCTTACCCGATCACATCAAGGCAACCTTTAAAGAGTTTGTGGAGAAGGGTGAAATCCCTAACCTACTACTCGCAGGTCCTCCTGGTGTGGGTAAGACTACTATTGCAAAAGCTCTATGCAATGAGATTGGTGCTGACTATTATGTGATCAATGGATCTGATGAAGGTCGTTTCCTTGATACTGTCCGTAATCAGGCAAAGAACTTTGCTTCTACTATGTCTTTGACTAGTGAAGCCAAGCATAAGGTCATCATCATCGATGAGGCAGACAATACTGGCAACGATGTTCAGCTTCTTCTCCGAGCAAATATGGAAGCGTTCTATAAGAACTGCCGTTTCATCTTTACTTGTAACTACAAGAACAAGATCATTGAGCCCCTCCACAGCCGCTGTGCTGTCGTTGAGTTTAGCCTCAAGGGTAAAGACAAGCAGCAGGTAGCAGCATCCTTCTTCAAGCGCCTTACAGGCATCTTAGAGCAGGAACGTATTGAAGCAGAGCCTAAAGTTCTAGCCGAGCTAGTCCAAAAGCACTTCCCAGACTTCCGTCGTGTCCTCAATGAGGTTCAGCGTTATTCTTCTGGCGGTAAGATTGACTCTGGTATTCTCGCTTCATTCTCCGAGATCAAGGTTGAGGATCTTATGCGTGACCTAAAGTCAAGTAACTTTACTGAAGTCCGTAAGTGGGTTGTTTCTAACCTAGACAACGATACAAATGCCATTCTCCGTAAAGTATATGATGCTTTGTATTCCCACCTTCAAGGACCATCTATAGCTGCTGCTGTTCTTATTATTGCGAAATATCAATATCAAAGTAGCTTTGTTGCTGACCAGGAGATTAACCTCCTAGCTGCCCTAACTGAAATTATGATTGAATGTGACTTCCAATGAATTTTCCAAGTAATACAATTGTTTTATATACCAACGGCGGACAAGAATCCGACCGTTGCCGTGATCTACTCATCAGCCTTAATGGTGAGTTCCTAGAATATCAACTAGACGAAGATTTCAATGAGCGTCAATTCCGATCCGAGTTTGGTGATACTGCCGAGTTCCCCCAGGTTGCCGTTGGCTACCAGCACATTGGCGGACTAAAAGAAACATTACACTATCTAAAAGAAAAAGGACTTATTTAATTATGAACGTAAAACTTATCCGTATGCATTCTGGTGAGGATGTTATTGCTGATCTAATCAAAGAGCAGGCTGAAGAATTGATCATAAACAATCCCATTGTGTTAGTCCCAGGACGAGATGGTACTGTTGGTTTCGCACCTTGGTCCCCAGTAATCTCCCCCGATGTAAAAGAGCTCCGCATTAGAGCCAACTACGTTGTATATGTTACAGACCCCAATGAAGATGTAGTTCGTAACTATAATGACATCTTCTCTCCCATTATCAAACCATCAAACGCAGGTAAAATTATCAAGTGATACATGACCAATTCAACTCAACAACATCTTTATGGTCCACCTAATAATGATGGTAAGAATTTGTGGTCATTTGAACTGTGGTATGATCGATACACCTGTGGGTATATTGATGAAGATTGGAATCGACAGCCCATAAAAAATGGGGATGTTGTTCAAGTTGAAAAGGAAACTTCTAAAGATAGATTAATTCAAATAGGATCATTATTTGATAAATTTATGTGCTCTCCTAACAATTTGTATTTCTGTGAGAAAAGACAAGAAAAGTATCCAATTGTATCAAGATCCACGATATATAAAAACTTTGAGGAATTGATAGAGGGGATACCTCGTTATAGAGAAAAGTATGAAAAACTATTCTTGTACGATGTTTCGATTATTTCTGAAACTAATGAGTACAAGATTAAATTTGCTGGGTTTCCCACTGAAAGGGATCTTAAATATGGAGGACACTAATTATGACTATCGACCTTAAAGATTGGCTGAACAGTATTAACATCTCCAAGGAGAATCTTATGGATGAAGATCCTGGTGTTGAGAAAGAGTATCCCCCCTTTATTATTAACAAATGCCTGTCTGGTCAAATGGATTCTCTCATGCAATCTAATGAGATGAATAAGTTTCCTAACTTAGATAAGCGCCTTCAATATGATTTTCTTATAAATAGTTTGAGGAAGAGGAAAAGATTCTCTCCCTGGTTGAGGAAAGATAGTATAAAGAACATTGAAGCGGTACGTCAGTACTACGGATTCTCCTCCGAAAAGGCAGAACAAGCTTTGAATATTTTATCTAATGAGCAACTTGATTACATCTATCGAAAACTTAACACAGGGGGATTAAATCCATGCAAGCAGACGAGAGGGGCTTAGTTTACTGGGAGCCTTCCCAGATGGTAGAAATTTTTCTATCCGAGCCCGATGATTTTTTGAAAGTGAGAGAGACACTTACTCGTATTGGTGTAGCTTCTCGTAGAGAGAAAAAAATCTACCAGTCTTGTCATATCCTCCACAAGCAGGGAAGGTATTTTATTGTTCACTTTAAGGAGCTTTTTGCTCTTGACGGTAAGCATACCAATATCACACTCAATGACCTTCAGCGTCGAAATCGTATTACTAAGCTTCTAGTTGATTGGAATCTTGTTACCATTGCTAATGAGGATCAAATTATTGATATTGCTCCTTTGAACCAAATTAAGGTTCTTTCATATAAGGAGAAGGGTGAATGGGTGTTGGAACCCAAGTATAATATTGGCGGCAGAAAATCTTGATTTCAAGATTATTAAGTGTAGCAATGTAACAAATTTTATATTACCCTTATAAATAGTTTGGAGTCAAGGCTCAAGTGTTAAGTGTAAGAGTGTAATAACTACATTATATATTATTAGCTATAGTATTTGTAAGGGGGTCGGTTTTCCGTTCCCCCTTTTTGATGCCTTGGATTATAAATAGTGGTGGATGCCTTCGGGGTCCACACACAACATCTCGCTTACGAGGAGAACAAATGAAGATGTACGGAGCTGGCGACTTAGATAAGTTCGTCAAGGATATTGAAAGACATTCTATTGGAATGGATGAATGGTTTCACCGAATGGGTGCCGTTCACGAAAGTAAGGAAAACTATCCACCTTACAATTTAATTAAGATGAGTAATGTGAGATTCAAGTTGGAGGTTGCTCTGGCTGGTTTCAAAAAAGACGAAGTAAAAGTTTACAGTGAAAACAACAAACTATTTGTTGAGGGTCATAGTACCCGTGATGATGAAGCCATTGAGTTTATCCATAAAGGAGTAGCAGCAAGGGACTTCACTAGAGTATGGACTATTTCTGATGATGTTGTTATTGAAGATGTAGATTATTCTGATGGTGTATTGAGTATTGAGTTACAAAGAGTAATCCCAGAACATCAAAAGCGTAAAGACTGGCTATGAGCTAAATATATTCATAGGCAGCTAATGACATGAAAACATTTAGTCAATTTCTAGAAGAAGCTTCTAAAGTTAATAGGAAGTTAACTCCACCTGGAAAGGCATATAAGCCTAAAGTTCATTGCTTCGGCAAGACTGTTGACTATAAGATGGCACCAAATAAAAAAGTTTGTGCTTATAGCTCAAGTGATGGTGGTAGAGAAGGCTAAATAAAGTATATCGTCGCCACAACTGGG